TCAATGAATTGTATGTGCGAGTGGATCATCTGCAACGCACGGTAGACAAGAACAACGAGAAGGTAGCTGACATGGAGAAGGCTTTGGCCCTGTTTGTACACCTGATCTCTGATAAACTTGGCATTGAACAGGGAGCAGAGAAATGACAAGCGTTTGGGAAACTCTGTCACATATTGATGTCAACCAACACACCGAAAAGAAAGGCAACCTGACCTATCTGAGTTGGGCTTGGGCATGGGGCAAGGTTAAAGAAACCTACCCACAAGCGACCTACGAAAAGAGGATATGGTCAACAGAACTACCTTACACTCAGGACGATCAGGGGTTTGCCTATGTGCAAGTCTCTGTGGAAATAGAAGAGCAATCTTTGTCTGAGGTGATGCCGGTGCTCGATAACAGAAACCAGCCTGTCAAAAACCCTACCAGCTTTCAGGTAAACACCTCTTTGCAGAGGTGCCTTGCCAAATGTTGTGCCATGCACGGCTTGGGGCACTACATCTATGCTGGAGAGGATTTGCCGCCAGATGAGGACGGCGCACCACAGAAGCAACCTGTTCCGCAAGAAGAACCTGTTGTCGTCCACGAACATATTCTAAGCCTGTTGGATGTAGCTCGTAATAACTTGGATCAATACGATCTAAAGGCATTAGATAACTGGATGTTAGCAGAGTTTACAATGAGATGGATGGATGTAGCCAAAAGAAAGCACCCAGAAATCCATCAAGAAGTAAGGGCTGCATGTGTAGCTAGAAAAAAGAAACTTGAGAAAGAGGAAAAAGAAAAAAATGGCTAGACGCTATGAAACAATCACATACATCAAGCTCTTTGCAAACACTGATGCAAAAGCCAAGGCACAGTATAGCAACGGCAACTGGCAACCTTATTCGTTTGAGTCGAAAGCTCCTGCTGACATCATGTTCAGAGAGGGCCAGCGCCACCAAGTGTCGATGTTCGTCAACGAGGACAATACTATCTCTATTCGTATCTCAAGAGTTACCGAATACGAGGGTGAGGACAGTATCGCTGACGGCATATCACAAAGGGCCATGAAGCCTATCGGCAACGTCATCAGTGCCAAGCACGCTGCGCCACAAACCAAAGGAGAGGACGATGACCCAGATATCCCCTTCTAGCGCCATTCTAAGCCCCCGTGAGGCGGCTCTGATACTATTCGGTACTGACAAGCGCTCCAAGGTGCAACACCTGCGTAGCCTGCTTCAAAAGGGCGTTATCAAGGGATACCAGTTTCAGGGCAGGTGGTACATCACTGCAACAGAGATAGAGAGGATCACAGATGGTGGGGCCGACCTTTCTGATTATACCGCGTAACGATGGGGTCACGGTCAGCATTGACGGAGTTCTTAGAACCAAAGAGATGAACGCCACACAAATGCTGAACCTCGCGTTGCAATGTCTCAACGCCGGATTGGAGATGAAGAGAAATGAAGAAGCGCAGCAAACAGAAGACACGGAGGAGGAGCCTTCCATTTAACTGCGCCCGATGTCAGAAGGCTTGTGACTATACCCATGATGATTGGGTGTCACTTGCCTCTGGCGAGGATATCTGCTGGGCGTGCTACACCAGCAAGACTAAGTAATCACATCCTACGCTTTGGCTTTTTGCCAGCCTTCTTCATCGCTATAGCTGTAGCTGCTTGCTTCTTGGCCTTGGCACTCTTCTTCTTCATGCCGCCGCCTGGTTTCATCTTTCCATAGTGTCCTGGCATTATGCTTTTCCCTTCTTGGCTTTGTTGCGTTTGGATATTGCTGCCGCCTTCTTCCTAGCGTCAGCCTTGCTGCTTGCACCCCATGCCCTGAGAGAAAGCAGAAGCCTGGTAGGTTTGCCCTTCGCATCTCGTTCTGGCCCCTTTGCATTGCCCATGCGTGCTAGAAAACTAGCCCTGCGTGGGTTGTCCCCACTCTTTACAGGGCGCTTCAAGTTTGCACCTGTGGTTCTTTTGAAAAAGTCCCTGCCCTTCTGGTTTAAGCCACCTTTGGGATTTTGAAACCTTTTAGCTACCATCTGCGACTGCCCGAATCCTATCACTGATGCGCAAAGCACGATGCGGGGTTTGTTCTTTTGCCCAGCGACTATCGAGTATTTCGTCAGCCAAGGCTGACCAGTTGCCTTCGTTTGCAAACGCAACAGACTTTTTGAATTTGCTGAGAGTAGGCCGACCAAGCTGGAACGCCATGTTTGCCAAGCAAAGCTGTATCTCTTCTGGCATATCGTCAAAGTCCTTGAAGATTATGCGGCAATCATCAATCGTAACGTCTATATCACTATCAAACGCTTCATTGATTCGGTCGTCACTGACCTCTGTGCCAACCGGCAGGGGCCATTCAGGATCATCCAGGGTCACAAGGTGTCCGATCCCCAAAGTTTTGTGCCCAAGAGAGCATAAATACAGAGAGTTTACGCGTCCCTCGTCGCTGGCAATCTGTTCGCGTAGCACTTCTAAATTCATGCCCTTGCTTTCTTCTTTTTGCCCTTGCGCAGCTTGGCAAAGTCAGCGCCAGTGATCTTGTTGCGTGGCGCAGCAACCTGTGCAAGTTTCTTTTGCTTGGGAGAAAGTTTCTTACCAGGCATCATGTTCTCCTTTTACGCTTTGGCTTTTTCAACAAAGACTCAAGCATTTTGGCTTGCCCCGCGTGTGCTTTGGATGCACCGCGCAGCTTCTTGGCAACGGTCTTCACCTTTGCCTTTGTGGCTTTCTTCATCATGCTTTCTTGCCTTTCTTTTTACGCAGCAAGTCGGCGTCTGCCTTTCTCGCCCCGCCCTTGCCCGTGGCAAACGAACGAACACGACCGGCCGCCCACTGATGCGCAGAAACCTTGGGTCTACTGCCCTGGGAATAGTATGCACCCAAACCCCTGGAGTACACCTTACTGAGAGTTGACTTGGATATGCCAGAAGACTTGGAATATTTGGCGATGACGGCTGCTTTGCTCATCCGCGACTCCTCTCCCTGCTAATGCGATCCATCATAGCTTTGGTGAGTTTGCCTTGTTTGTAAAGACGCCGCGTGCGCTTGATTTCTTCTTCGCGCTTCTTAGGATTTTTGGCACCGCGCACATATTTTTTTGGCACACCGCCCTTTGTCTTGGGAACTTTTGGAAACTTGCGCTTCATTTTTTCAGCCCCTTGATCCCTCTCAAACCAAATGACGCAGCGATACTAGCATACATGGCCCACTGGAACCAATCAGGGGTGGATTCCAACACGGCAAAGCCCTGATTGACATACGGCTGCATGGGCGGGATGAAGCACATGCCTATGATTACTATGAACAAAATCGTCCAGGCTTCATCCTTCCAGCTATCCTTGCTGGCTTCAGCCATGATCTTTTCCCAGCCAGCTTCATGTGTGGCGGCAACTTTCATCACCTCTGCTTCAGCCTCTGCTTTGGCAACCTTGACCCTAGACTGTGCAGCCTTCTCCTCTGCCTTGCCTTTGAGCCAGCCACCAGCAAGCTCTGTGATAGCCGGTATCAGTGCTTGTAACATCAGTGCTTCTCCGAGTTCAGCCAGACTGCCAGACTACCTGTCATGGCACCTGTAACCACTGATATCAGCGCACTTTGTTGCGTAGACAAATCCGGTTGCGACAGCGCCCATTCAATACAGCGCACATAAACACCTGTCATTATCAGCATCATAAAACGCGGTAAAATGCGTAACTCCAGCATCTTCCTTGCTACATCTTCTACCGTCATCACTGGCTCTCCTTGATGGCCTCTAATACATCATACACATTGGGTGGCGGCGGCTGATCTGGGTTCCACTGACACAAATACTCACGCGGCTTCCACTCGCCATACTCAAAGAACAGCGTTTCCTGTGTATTGTGCGCACCCCTGAACACGCAAGCCTCTTGCGTTTTGTTGATCTTCATACATTTCACAAGCCTACACACAGTCATGTCATTCGCCCAATCATTGGCCTTGGCCGAGTGTGACTTGAGAAGCAAGACAAAGGATGTAAGGACGGCCATACCTGCGCCAATCATGATCGTCCAGGCGACAATCTCTACGAACTTGCGACGGCGCTCTCTCTGTCTGTAAAGGGTTTCCTGTCTACGCTTGCGAATCTGGCCTTCCATTTTGACCAGTTCTTCCCACTTGGACCTGCCTAGCGTGAGGCTAATCCATTGTTTAAGCTCGTATCTTTGCTGTTCCGCTTTTTGCTTGTTTGCAAACGCAGTGATGGCCTCTTGCTCTACGCTTTGACCGGCAAACAGTTTCTTGAATATGGGGGGGTTCTTGGCCTCTTTTTCGGCCTGGTCTAGGTCAGAAAGCGCACCCATCCAACGGGACAAATCTCCTGCCATTGACTCTAAATCGCGCCCAATAGCAAAGCCCTTCTTGAGGGCTGAAAAGGCGGCAGAGGCAGTTGCCATTGCTGATATTGGGTCCATCAGTAGACCTTTGTGTTTTCGTCTACCACTTTTGGCAGACAGTAAGCGGTGATGTTCTGTCCCTGTTTGTGCAGTCTCTGTGCAAAGTACACGCAGTCATCAACACTGCGAAAATACATATCGTTACTAACGAGCCGCTTATCCTCACCTAGCCCAACAAAAACAAACAAAAGAAAGACATGGATCATTCATTAATAATAATTCCTAACAACAAAACAATCGTCGTGCCAGCAGTGCCAATCATAATATGCTCAATACGCTTGATACGCAGGATTGTTTCCTTCCT